CTTAGAGAGGCCCCAGAGGCGTCCACAGAGGACGCGAGGGCGGCCTGGTCGCTGGACTATATTCGTCAGGTGTTAGATCCAGGGGAAAAGAGATTTTTGTTGAAACTGGAGAGATTCTTCAATTCCCAGCGAAATCGCATGCAGGACAAAGTCGATGCCTGGCTGATGGCACAACCAAAGGAGTTCAAGAGTGTACCAATTCTGGGGCGTGTCCCTCAGATATCGGTGGAGTATTTCATGTTGGATATTATCAAAGAGAATCAGGCCCTAGAGGGTGTGTGGAAGCCACTAGTGAAGGATCAAATGGAGGCCGAGACGGTAAGGCTGGAGCAGGAACTTGGGGGCTTGATAGAGTGGAGTGTTACCGATGCCAAGGTGTCTCAGTTCGTGGCCGCACGCAGGCAGCAAATAAAGGGCATTAATACCACGACGTTCAAAAAGGCTCATGACAAAATCGGGGCGGCAATTGAGACGGCCATTGATGAGAACATGTCGCCAGGACAGGCGGCAAAGCTGGTGAAGGAAGCCATTGCCGATGTGGGTGAGGTACGCAAAAACCAGAGCATGACTATTGCGCGGACAGAAACGGGCACAATTAGTTCTAACACACGTTTCAGTGCGTTTAAGGCCGAGGGCATAGAATGGGTGGAGTGGTTGACGGCAGGGGATGAGAACGTGCGTATGGAGCCTGGTATGGACCATGTAGCGGCAGGTGCGGCGGGGCCAGTGCGATTTGGTGAGCCATTTCCGGGAGTTGGCAGTATGCGATACCCCCTGGATCAGCGGGGGCCGGTAGGATCAATTGTGAATTGTCGATGTGCGTTAATAGCAGTTGAGAATCCGCAAACTTGAGGGCGTTGCCCGGTATGGCTGGGGGCCTTTGGGCCCCTGGCCGCCCACCGGAGCATTTAGATAGTTGGTGTTCATGCGTTGTGAACATTGAGGAAATTTGAACATGCTGACACTGACATGGATGCAATTAATTGTAGTGCTGTTTGGTATAGGGTGGGTTGTTTATGCGGCTATTACCAAGGTGATTGGCACCAAGGGGATGCACACGGTGTCGTTTGAGATTGATAAGCCGTCGTATGACAAGGCATCCAACGAAATTAATATGCTGCACGAGCGGGTACATCACCTATTGGCCGATATGGCTGAGTACAATAAACGGGCCAAGGAACAAAGTAGTGTTGCGCGTGGGGAGTGAGTAATGTATTATTATGAGTGGACGGCGTGCGGAGGGCGAACCTGTATTGTGTCCCACATGTGGGCGGCTACTATTCTATCACAAGGGGGGAAGCGCGGTGGTAGAAATAGTATGCCGTAGCACTAGGTGTAAGGGGCAAAAGTATCATTTAAGCATTGGAGGGCGATGTGGCAAGAACGAAGGGGGCAAAGGACAAGAAGCCCCGCAAGCGCAAGGCGGGTAGTGTGGCACCACAGCCGATGGCTGTTGGTGATGTTGGTGAGGTGGTATACGATGGACCGCTAACGAAGATGGTTGAGATTCAGCCTAATGGTGAAGGCTTGGAGATTGATGACAAGCTACCCAAGGGTGTGTATATGTCGGCGGATGCGCCGGGTGTATACCAGATAGATTGGGAAGTGCAGATTGATGGAGAGTGGACGCGAACACAGCACCCCGTGCAGATTGTAGCGCAGACACATGATATTTTGGGGCAGCAGTTTGGTACGCCGTTTTTGACGTCGGCATTGTTTCCAATCAACGTTCGTAAGATTTTCAAGGAAGGCACGACTGTTACGCGGGTAATGGTGCTTTACCAGTAGCCCGACATTTTGATACTAGTCCTTGAGGCCATAGCGGGGTAACATCCGTTGTGGCCTTTTCTATTATGGCACGTCGAAAACACAAAAGGCCCCGCCGCAAGCACAATGAGGATGTCGTGCGCCCCATTGATTGGGGGCTAGACGTAACGGCCCAGAAGACAGACAAACCACGGCGGTTAATCACACACCGCATGATGTTGTCAGGGGTCGATTTCTAGGGAGGTAGTAGATGGATGCAATACAAGCCAGGACAGAGGGTAAGCAGATTCGGGCCTTTAGCCCGCGTAAGCCAAAGCGCGTAGAGATGACTGCCGCAGAGTGCAAGAAACTGTGTGCCGCTGTTGGCCTGGACTACCTGGAGGGCTATGAGGGCCGGGTAGTAGAGCACGTTATCACCGACGAAACGGTGGATAGATACGGGGATATTGTCAGGGCCAAGGGCGTTGACATAACAAATTTCAAAAAGAACCCCACGATTCAATTTGCCCACGACTACAAAAGCCCGCCCGTTGGCAAGGCAATCAAGGTGTGGCTGGACAAAGATGAGGTAAACGTTAAGGCTTGGGGTCTGTATTTTGACCAGAGGGTAGACGAAACGGGACGCAGTGGGGTTGTGTTCAATTTTATCAGTTCTGGTGCCATGCCAGCTTGCAGTATTGGATTTCTACCCACAGAGGTACATCGGCCCAAAAATGCAGAGGAGCGGGATGAACTGGGGTTGGGTGATGGTGGCCTGGAGTATCGCAGGTGGGAATTGCTGGAATATTCCCCTTGTCCGGTGCCTGCTAATCCGAATGCATTGCAGAATGCCCTTGAGGGAATGCCGCGCAAGGACATGGAAGTAATCAGGGACAACGAAGAGGGGTTCAGGAATGTCCTGCCAGATGAGTGGGTAGATGAGGTGCTGGTAGCGTTGGCAGACGGTACAGACCCCGATGCCCCTGTGGAAAAAGAAGACAACGGGCTTGGTGATTTTGTGGCTGTTGTGGCAGGGTTAGTAGATGAGATACGCACACTCAAGGAAGAAATTTCGGCACTCAAAAATACATTTGCAGATGCGGCGAGTATCAAAGCAACCCCTTCCGGCGAACAGCCCGGCGAGGCGCAAGGCAATGATATTTACACCGAGTTTGCGGGTGTTGTTGGAGAGGTGTTTGGTAAATAGTGGGGGCATGAGAGAGGAATCATGGAGAAGAAAGAGGGGATTGACCAGGTTAAGGATCTCCTTACCAATCTGAAGTCTGACATTGAGGAAAGTCAGAAGGCGCTTCGGGCTGAGTATGGGGAAGAACTGGAAGGCAAGCTGAAGGCCGCTGATGAAAAGATGACGGCTGAACTTGCCAAGGTGAGCGAGGGGCTCGAAAAGGCCAATGAGGCCATTGCTGCACAGAAGTCGCAGCATGTTCCTGGTATGGAGGATGCGGCCAAGGATTGGTCGTGGACAGGGTTTGTAGGTGGATATCTGAACCAGCTTAAGGGCATGGGGCAGAAGGAAGCCTTTGAGCGTGCAGAGGCGGGGCATGAGTTTGAAATGCTGTCGCAGTTTGCTGCGACCAGGGACGCAATGGCTGGTGATGGTACGCAGGGCGGCTATCTTATCCCTGAGGAAGTCACAGATGAGATTGTGGGCCTTACGATTGCCAAGATGCCCATTATGGAGATGGGTGTTACCAAGCTGACGGGCCTGTATGGGGAGCTTCCCATCCCGCGCATCACGGCCAGAAACACCGGCTACTGGGTTGCGGAAACTGAGGCACCGACTGAAAGCACTGGCACCTTTGGGCAGTTCTCGCTTCGCCCGAAGAAGGCCGGGGCGTTCACGAAGTTCTCACGGCGTCTGTCCTATCAGACTCGTGGCACGGCAGATCAGATCATCAAGGACAACGTTACCGATGCTCTGGCGCTGACGGTACATGATGGGTTCTTGCAGGGTACTGGTTCGGATTCGCAGCCCAAGGGTATTCTCACCCAAACGGGTATGACCGCTTCTACTGCCATAGGCACAAATGGCGGGCGTTTCCGTATCGATCACGCTGCATCCATGGCACAGGCCATTGATGTTGCCAACGAACTTGTGCAGGGTGGCAATTTCGGTTACATCATGCGGCCTGAGGTGCAAGGCGGGATGCGGCGTGAGAGAGTTCCTCAGTTCACCGGACAGACGCTTGGGCAGGGTCAGCCGATTAATCCTATGGCTGTTTTGATGTCCAACGAGATGCTTGAGCAGGTTGTTGGGTACAAGATGCGTACTACCACCCAGCTTGCGGCAACCAATTCCAAGGGCAGCAGCTCAACGGTGTCCACGGTTGTTTTTGGCAACTGGAAGCAGTTTTATGCAGGCTTCTGGCGTGGGCTGGAGATTCGTATCAGTGATCAGGCATCGGATGCGTCTAGCAATAGCGCATTCCTCAAGGATCAGTTCTACATGGTGGCGTTCCAGGAAGTGGATTCCAACGTGGGCCGCACAACCGCCTTCACGGCGATTACGGATGCGGAAACGAGCGAATCTAGCTGGACAAACGGCTAATCACTAGCGGGGGGCCTTGTGCCCCCTGCGTTTCACGAACAGGAGAACCCTTGATATGAGAGGGAAACTTATTGAGGATCTGTTGTATGTTCAGGCCGTTGCGGGTGGGCGTTATAGCTCTGCTCCTGGCACGGTGTACAACGGGTCTGTATCGACAGTTACCGGCAACGGTATTGACACCCGCGATTGTGATGAAATCAATTTCATCATCAATGCGGGACTGGCAGAAGGCTCTGGCACGCTTGATGTTGCCATTGTCCAGAACACGACGGATGTGCCGTCTACAGCCACACTCATTACGGGCAATGCTTCACCGAATGACACGGCTGCGACGGCTGCGCGATTCACACAGATTTCTAGTGCCAATGACCAGCAGTTGCACACGGCATCGATTAAAGCCAAAAACTTCAATCGGTACATGTGGGCACGCACGCTGGTTAGCGCAGCGAGTGTCAATTTTGGCATTATCGCTGTGAAGGGCAAGTGTGATCGTGATCCGCAGACAAATGCGCCAGTGTTTGACCTCAACTACTAGCAGTAGTCGTTGAGGGTAACTTGGGGCGGGGGCATCGCGCCCTCGCCCTGTTTTCTTTCAAGGGGTATCAATGCCATCCCTGCAACTTACCAGCTTTGAACGCATGCGGCGTTACTTTGCCGCCATGGGACAAGATCCATACGCCAGCAATCCGCAAGCAGAACGGGAACTGACGCTGTGGATTGGGCCGGTGTCGGACAAGATTGAGCAATACTGTAATCGTACCTTCTTGTCTGCATCCAGAACAGAGTACTTCGATGTGACGTACAATCGAGACGAGTATTGGGTGGACTCCCCCCCCGTAACTACGCTCACATCCGTATATCAGGATACTAGCGGCTTGTGGGATGGGGGTGAAAGTGAAATTACTGATTGCCATGCGGGTGCACAGGGCCTATCGGTAGTGCTGCCTTGGCGATTTACTTGGACTGCACGCAATGCACTGCGAATCATTTATACCGGGGGATTGGCTACTAGTGGTGTGCGTTCGGTGTTTGTTACTGCCAGCGCTTCGGGGGCGTTTGTGCCAGGGCAGTATGTGAGAGGTGGGACGTCCATGGCTATTGGGGTAGTGCGGGTGTGGAGCACGCCTAACCTAACGGTGGAGGTAGCCAACGGGGTGTTTGAGGTTGGGGAAACGCTGACACAATATGCCACCCAGTATGATGTAGAGACAGCCCCGGTGGCGGGTGTTACGGCAACCCTGTCTAGCAAAAGTACCACGGCCCTATGTGAGGCGCACCCAGCCATTGCGGCAGCGGCAGAGGCCGAGATACGATTTATGGCCAAACATAGGCTGGACTTTGAAACCACAGGCACCAATGCAGATCAGACAACACTGCGGCGTGGTTCAGCGGACAAGCGGGGATATCCGCTTCAGCCAGAGACAATGGATTTGTTAAGCCAATACGTGGTGGCGACACTCTAATGGCAGTCTTTGAAGGCAATTGGGAGAAGGTTGCGGCAGCATTGGGTCTTAGGGTGGATAGAATGTGGCATGCTGCCACAACGGGTGCTGTGCTGGGAATGCGTCAATTTAGTGGGTTTATTCAGAAGACACAGATGTCAGGCAGGCCAGGATTGAAGGCTCCCACGGGCACGCTGAAACGCTCGTGGCATGTCAAGGTAGATGGTAGCGGTGGTGATACAGTGGTGACGCTGGGCACCAGTACGCGGTATGCCATAGCGCACGAATTGGGGATGACCATTAAGCATCCTGGTACACACAATGGGTTTGGGCGAGGCATAGCAATACCCCCACATGATATCAAGATGCCTAAGCGATTGCACGTAACAGATGCTTACCATACACAGGGCCGTAGAATGGTGGTGCGCAAGATAGGATCTGCCATACATCGGGAGGCAAGGCGATGAGAAAGCAAGATTGGACATTCTGGGCACTGGTGTTTGCCATAATCTGCACGATGCTTACTCAGGCAGTATCCTATGGCAAGATGCAATCCGCTATCCAACGGGGAGTGGAGGAGCGGGCCATGTTGTCCACCACCCAAGAGAAATTGTGGGCCGAAATATCGGAACTGAATGGGAACATTAAGGAAACTAATGGATATTTGCGGGGTCTGATGGTTGAAATAAAAAAAGGCTTGCGCGATACCCCATATTAGACTATTTTAGATTTTGTTGGCTAAACGTGCGGTGCCGTGGAGGGCAGGCATGCAC